GCAGGATGGGGCAAGCGAGCGCAGCTAGAGACCGGCACACAGACCGGCGGCCAGATGCGGAGCTGTTGCGTGACCGGCGGGCGGCGCTGGGCGACGTGGATGGGAAGCGCTGTCCGAAGGTGATCCGGCGCGTGCGGGATGCGCGGGGCCGGGTGTGGGTCTGGTATCGCTGGACGACGGGCGAGGTGGTGGGGCCGGCGGGGCCGTTCTGATTGAGACGGGAGCGGCCCCGGGAGAAAGCCGGGGCCGCGGAAAGGAGATCGCGACGACAACGACGAGGTGTTGATGTGGAGGTGGCGATGAAACACTTCGAGACCGCAAGCAACCGGATCTGATCCGGCGACATCCTGGGAGGTAAGCTGTGAGCACGATGAGTGAGAACAAGGCCGTAGTGACAACTTACAAGAATGACACCGGTCCGCTGCCGGAGGCGGTGGAGTTGGCGCTGTTGAGCAACGACCTGAGCAAGCTCTCGCCGTCCGACCGGCTGACCTACATGAGGCGGCTGTGCGACAGCCTGTCGCTCAACTGGCTGACCAACCCGTTCCAATACATCTGTTTGAACGGCAAGTTGACTCTCTACGCCACCCGCGCCTGCGCCGACCAGCTCCGCAAGCGCGATAAGGTGAGCGTCGGCCCGCCCGAGGTGCGATTCGAGGATGGCCTGGTGGTCGTCTCGGTGACGGCGCGCACCGCCGACGGCCGCGAGGATAGCGAGTTGGGCGTCGTCAGTCTCGATGGCCTGAAAGGGGAGGCGCGCGCGAATGCTATCCTTAAGGCGATCACCAAGGCGAAGCGGCGGGTGACGCTGAGCATCTGTGGCCTCGGGTGGCTGGATGAGACGGAGGTAGAGACGATCCCAGGGGCGCGCGTGGTGAGCCCGGATGAGGAGCTGACCGAGACTGCGGAGCAGGAGCCGCAGCCACCGGCATCTCCGACAGCGACGGCGGCCGCGTCGGCGGCGCAGGCGAACGGGAACGGGAAGCCGGCGGGCTGCACATGCGCGGGGAAGCGCCACTGGGCCACGAACCCGAACTGCCACATGAACAGCGGCGGGCAGGGCCGGCAGACGCGGCCGGCGGCCAGCGGGAATGCGCGCCCGGCGCAGCCACAGCAGCAGCCGCTGCAGGAACCCCTGCTCACCGCCGACCCCTGTGAGGAATATGAGCCTGGAGCCAATGGATAGCTCGTCAGCGCAGTGCCCGGCGGCGTGCGGGAGGGCGTGCGGGGCCGCCGGGCCGGAGGCACGCAGATGCAGGCAGTATGCTCCACCCAAGCTCGGCCACCCTCCCGCGCCTCGATCACCTGGACGCGGGAACTCACCTATTCCACCCAGCACGAGTTCGTGCAGCACGCCGCCGAGATGCTGGAGGCGTGCGGCACGGACCTCTGGATCGACCTGACCCTCTGCGAATACCTCAGTGAGGAGGGTCTCGCCTGTCTGGTGGCGCTGCAGCGGCTCGACAGCCGAGCCGGCCGCCGCGTCCACGTGAGGACCGCGCCGGGGTCTCAGCCTAGACGCAAACTGAGCGTGACCCGGCTCGATTGGTGGCTGGAGTGAGCGGGTATCACCGGATCCCAGATTGCATCCCACGGGAGGCCGCTCGCCGTGGCCTGACATTCGCAGATGTTGGCGTCTACTCGGCTATCGCGAGCCACGCCAACGGCGACGGCGAGGCCTGGCCGAGCATGGCAACCCTGGCGGCCTACGGCGGCTGCAGCCGGTGGACTGTGCTACGGTCACTCCGCCGGCTCGCGGCTGCTGGCCTGATCCAGATCGTCCAACGGCCCGGACGCCCGGACGCATACCGGATGCTGCCCGTGCCACCTCTACCCAATCCCGCCGATCAGCCGAACGTCAGCCCTGACCAACATGTAGCACCGGTGCTACAACCACCTGTAGCATCCATGCTACAACCACCTGTAGCATCAGTGCTACAGGTAGCACCTCCACAGCACCCACCTGTAGCACCAGTGCACACCACCTGTAGCACCGGTGCTACAGGGGTTGTAGCACCAGTGCACACAGAACCATACCCATATAACCATACCCATGAACCAGCTGCTGCTGTACATGCTGACGAGCAGACGAACGCAGCAGCACATGGCGAGCAGCAGCAGCACCAGGGGAGGTGGACCTGCAGATCCATCTCCGAAACCCAGGCCTGGGAGATCATCAACGTGCTCCGGTCCGTGCCAGGATGGCAGGCAGACGATCGCGCCGACCTTGGGCTGGTATGCTCTCTCGCCAACGAGTGCCAGGCGCCTGACGCCATGGCGGCCGCTGCAGCGGATCTGGCGGCAGTGGGAGGTGCCGACTGCCGTGGGCAGCGCTACCAGAATCTCCGCCGGGCGTACCGGGCGTTCGTGTATCGTCGGTTGGGGGCCGGAGCAGATGGAGGTCGCAATGCACACATACCCAATGGCACGGTTCGGCGCGGTGGCCAGCCCGATCGTGCAGCGGCTGGAGGAGATGCGGGCGCGGCACCTGGCAGATGGGCGCGAGTGCTCGCCCAGCGACGGGCAGAGCAGGCCGCCGTGGACGGCGCCGACGGCGGAGCAGGCGGCACTGATCCTGGCTAAATCGGGGCTGGCCCCGCTGGAGCGCAAACTGAGCCTAGCGACGGTGGCCAGGCACCGCCACCAGCGAGCCGCGGTCGAGATGCTCCGCCGGTATCTCGCTGATTGGCGGACAGCCCTCGAATCGCACCAGCCGCCGCCGGAATGGTGGATTGTGCTGGCTGGGCGCGAAACCGGCACGGGCAAAAGCCACCTCGCGGCCGCCCTCGTGGCAGATCTCTGCCGGCTTGGCGTCCGGGCGATGTATCTGCCCGAGGTGCGCATGACTGATGCACTGCGTGCCGCCTGCAGGGCCGACACCGAGTTCGGCATCACGCAACTGCGAGAGCGGTGGTCACGCGCGCCGGTGCTGGTACTCGATGATCTGGGGGCCGACAGGCCAACGGAGTTCGCTGCCCGTGAGCTATACGGGCTCATCGAGGCGCGGCGCCGGGCACGCCGCGGCACGATCATCACCACCAACTCAGATCCGGACGCGATGGAGCAGCATTACGATGCTGTGGCGCCAGGTCAGGGCCGCAGGATCACCAGCCGGATCATGGGCATGTGCGGTGGCGGGCGCGCCTGGCTCGACATGAACGGGCCGGACCTGCGCGCCGCCGGGGAGGTGGCGTTACCGATGGGAGGACAGGGATGACACTGCAAGTTACGATTGAGGGGCCGGCGCCGACACAGGGGAGCCACAGGGCAGTCGTGCGCGGGTCGCGGGCGTGGGTGATCCACGACTCGCGGCGGCTGGCGCCGTGGCGGGCGCGGGCGGTAGCGGCGATGCGCCGGGTGGCGCCGCCGGCGCCGTTCGAGGGGCCGGTCGCCGTGGAGATCACCGTGTTTGCCGCCCGGCCCCTGGCGCACTACCTGGGCCGGCGACGCGAGCGCGGGCTGCGCGAGGATGCGCCGCGGCTTCCGGCGGTAGGGCGCGACCTAGACAAGGTGGCGCGAGCCATACTCGATGCCTGCACGCAGGCGGGGTGGTGGCGCGATGACAGGCAGGTGGCGGCGCTGGTGGTGGACCGGGCGTACGCCGAGAGCCTGGGCCCCGGAGACGTTGAGCGGGTTGAGGTGTGTGCCAGGTCGCTCTGCGAGCGAGGAGACGGAGGTGTGGGGGGGTGAGCACGCTGCTGTCGCCACCGGATTGGTATTTGCACCACGCGCTGACAGCGAACCTGACCCTCTTCGAGGCGCTGAGCCTGTGGCTGCACTCCTGCGGCGCGACTGACCACGAGATTGGCATTGTGCTCGGGCGCAAGGAGCGGGGGGTTGTCGAGGCACTGCGCCGAGCGCAGGGGAAGATGGCCGCGGCACCGCGGGTGACGGTGGATGTGCAGGGGCATGCAATCTCGGCGTTGCGTGTTGAGCTGGAACGGCAGGCGCGCGAGGTGCTGGAGCTGATCCGGAACGAGGTGGCCCGGCGGGGCGGAACCCGCGGTTGCGAGGAGCATCTGCCGAAGGTGCGGCGAGTGACGGTAGATGACCTGGTGGATGATCGGCTGCGCAAGCTGCTGGGGAACTGAGCGCGTGAGAGGCACCTGTTTTTGGGCCACTTGACAGTACGTCTCCAGACGTGTAGAATGAGGGCAGAGGGCTTGCGTCTCTGGCGCAGGCCCTTCGTGATTCTGGGGCTGGTCTGAAGGGGCCGGCCCGTTCAGAGCCTCGTCAAGCAGGCTCGAAACTGAACGCATAGAAATTGAACGCCATGGCACGGGTAAAGGCGACGCAGACTGAGGAGCGCCGGACGCGGCTAGCCGAGCTGCTGATGGCAAACCCGGGCCGGGGCTACCGGTGGTATGCGCGGCAGCTCGGCTGCGCGCTGGGCACGGTGGCCAACGATATCGCGGCGATACGGGCGGAATGGGCCGAGCGGCGGTCAGACCTCTACGAAACGCGGGCCGCGGAGGATATCGCGCGCACCGACATGGCGATTGCGGCGATCTGGTCGCGCGTGCAGGATGGCGATACGGCGGCGATCGGCAGCCTCGTGTCGCTGTTGCAGTACCGCGCACGGGTCCTAGGCATCGAAACGCAGCGCCAGGAGCACGACATCGGCCAGGTGCTGGCTGGGTATCTGGGCAGGCTGTACGGAGATGCTGACCCGTGATCGCGTCGCGGAGGTGCTGACCCAGGCGGCGCGCGATGCCGGCGATGTGTTGGCGTTCTGCAGACGGTGGCTGGGATGGGAGCCGCACGAGGGTCAGCAGCGATGGCTAGTCGCACCACGGCGCAACACCGCTGTGCTCGTGACCGGTCGTCGGTGGGGCAAGAGCGAAGTATCCGCGATTCAGGCGCTGCATCATGCCGTGACGAACCCGAAGAGCCGGCAGGGCATCGTCTCCGTGACCCTCGACCAGGCCCGGCTCTCGTTCGATGTGGCGCTGGCGACCTGCCAGCGGGAGCCGCTGCTCGGGGCGCTGGTAGAGAAGGTCAAGGAGACGCCTTTCCCGACGCTGCGGCTGAAGACAGGCAGCGAGATCACGGTGCGCACGGCGGCGCGCGAGGGGATCTACCTGCGCGGTCACAAGTTCCACCGCTGCATCGTTGACGAGGCGGACTATCTCTCCGAGCGGCTGATCGACGAGGTGGTTCGGATGACGCTGGCCGACGTAGGCGGCCAGCTGGTGCTGATCTCGACGCCACGGGCCCGGCGCGGGCTGGTCTACCGCGAGCTACAGCGGGGGCTGGCAGGCGATCCTACCGTCTACGCCCAGACCGGCCCGACGTTTGAAAACCCGAACGTCAGTCACGACTACATTCGCTCGCTGCGAGACCGCATGACGGCGGCCGCATGGCAGCGGGAGGTGGAGGGCGTCTACGCCGATGACGACGCGGCGGTATTCGGGTGGCAGCACATTCAGGCGGCATATGAGTCATCCACGTGGGCGCTGCCGGAGCTGCCGAAGAAGGGCCGGCGCTATTGCCAGGGCGTGGACCTGGCCAAAGCCGAGGACTGGACGGTGCATACTGTGCTCGATGCCACATCGCGGCCGTATCGGCTGGTGCACTGGGAGCGGTATCAGCGGATGCCGTGGCCGGCGGTGGCGGCGCGCATCCGCGAGGTGCACCAGCGCTATGGTTGCCATCAGACGCTCATCGACGCGACGGGCGTGGGCGACGCCGTGCTGGACGAGGTGCGCGACGTGGCGCAGGGCTTCGTGTTCACGCGTCGCTCGAAGCTGGACCTGCTGACTGGCCTGCAAGTGGCGCTTGAGAAGCGCGAGCTGGTGTTTCCGTTCGTCCGCGAGCTGGTGGACGAGCTGCAGGACTACGCGTGGGATGATGACAAGCTGCAGACGGACTGCGTGATGAGCCTGGCGCTGGCGGTGTGGGCGGCTGGTCCGCGGACGGGCGTTGAGTTCGCGCCGAGTTTGTGGGGGTAGCAGATGGGCCTGTTTGGGTTGTTTGGCGGAGGCGCCGCCAATCCGGTGGCCGCCGCGGTGGCGGAGGGCGCGGCGGCGGAAGAGATTGCGCGTGCCAACCGCATCGCGCAGCGCTGGAAAGCCTACCACGGTGAGCACGAAAGGCAGCTCAAGGTGCGCACCGGACAGCCCGATGACAACGTGATCGTCAACTATTGCCGGACGCTGGTGGACAAGGGCGTGAGCTTCCTCTTCGGAGAGGAGCCGCGGTTTGAGCTGGATGAGACGGCCACGACGCCGGCGGAGGAGTGGCTGGAGGCGTGCTGGAGCGCGAACCGGAAGGCGACATTCCTGCAGCGGCTGGCCCTGAGCGGTGCGATCGGGGGGCATGCGTTTGTGAAGATCGTGCCGGCCACGATGCCCGGCAGCTACCCGCGCCTGGTGATCCTTGATCCAGCGACGGTGACCCCGACCTGGCAGCCTGACGACATCGAGAAGGTAACGCGCTACAGCATCCAATACCCGGCGGTGGACCCACGCACCGGCAAGACCATCGTGATCCGCCAGCTCATCGAGCAGGACGGCGCCGTGTGGCGGGTGACAGACCAGGTGAGCCGCGAGGGGAGCGCGCAGTGGGAGACGACCGCGGAGGTCACCTGGCCGCATCCGTGGCCACCGATTGTGGATTGCCAGAACCTGCCCTGCCCGCATGAATACTGGGGCATCAGCGACCTGGAAGAGGACGTGCTGCAGCTCAACCGGGCGCTGAACTTCGTGGTGTCGAACCTGGCGCGGATTATCCGCTTCCACGCGCATCCGAAGACGTGGGGCAAGGGGTTCGCGGCGAAACAGCTTGATGTTGCCGTGGACGAGACGATCGTGCTCCCCTCCCCTGACGCGGAGCTGCACAATTTGGAGATGGTGAGCGACCTGTCGAGTAGCATTTCATTGTATGAGCGGATGCGCGAGGCGCTGCACGAGGTGGCGCGGGTACCGGAGGTGGCGACGGGCAAGCTGGACCGTGCGGGGGCGCTGTCGGGCGTGGCGCTCAAAATCCTGTATCAGCCGCTCGTCGAGAAGACGGAGAGCAAGCGCCGGACGTATGGCGACCTGCTGGTAGAGGTGAACCGGCGGCTGCTGGCCCTGGGTGGCTACGGCGAAGAGAACCGCACGCTGATACACTGGCCGGAGCTGCTCCCTGTTGACGCACGGGCGGAAGCGGAGACGGCGCTGCTGCACCAGCAGCTTGGGGCAAGCGCCGACACACTGCTGCAGCGGCTGGGTTTTGATCCGGATCTAGAGAGGGAGAAGCGCGAGGCCGGGGCGAAGGAGCTGAGCGACCGGCTGCTCGCGGCATTTGACCGCGGGGAACGCTGATGGACCGGGAGGTGACGCGGCCAGGCCGGATCTATGAGGTGGCCGCGGAGCATCGGCGGGCGCTGCTGGCGGGCGAGCGAGAGGCCGCGGCGCGGATGGTGCGCGCCTACGGGGAGGCGTGGAAGCGCATCCAGTCTGAGCTCGAGTACATCACCCAGCGGATTGAGGAGGCCAGGCGGGCCGGCGAAGAGGTCTCGGCAGCGTGGCTTTACCGCCAGCGGCGCTGGCAGGCGCTGCGCGAGCAGGTGCTGGACGAGGTGCAGCGGTTTGCCGGCCAGGTGGAGGAGAGCGTGCGGGCGCAGCAGGCAGAGGTGGTGGCCGCGGCGCAGGAGCACGCGCGCGAGCAGGCGCAAGCGGTGGCGCAAACCGAGGAGCAGGCGGCGCGGATCACAACGACGTGGAACCGGCTGCCGGCGGAGGCGACCGAGGACTTGGTTGGTTTCCTGTCGGATGGGCCGTTGCGCACGCTGTTGGACGGCCTGGGTGCGGAGGCCGCTGCGG